AAGAAGATACACTATTTTGGGAAGCATTTGATACCTTTAAAGAATTCATTAAAGATAAAACAAATTGCACCGTTATGCATCATCCGCAATTAGAAGCAGATGATTTAATTGCAGGCTGGATTCAAAATCATCCAGATGATAACCATGTTATTATTTCTACAGATACCGATTTTGCACAACTTATTGCACCCAATGTGAAACAATATAACGGTGTAATGGAAATGACTATTACACATGAGGGGTATTTTGATGACAAAGGTAAGCCCATTGTTGACAAAAAAACTAAAGAAGCTAAAGCAGCACCCAATCCAGAATGGCAACTATTTGAAAAATGTATGCGTGGTGATACCAGTGATAATGTCTTCTCAGCGTATCCAGGTGTGCGTACTAAAGGCACAAGCAAAAAAGTGGGTCTTGCTGAAGCGTTCGAAGATCGTAAAACCAAAGGATTTGCGTGGAACAATCTCATGCTTCAGAGATGGACTGACCACGAAGGCAAAGAACACAGAGTTTTGGAAGACTATGAGAGAAATCGGCGACTAATCGATTTGTCTTATCAACCAGAAGAAATTAAAAAAATTATTGTAGAAACAATTAATACTGCTACAACTGCTAACAAAAATGTTAATCAAGTTGGAATTAGATTAATGAAATTTTGTCATCTCTACGATTTGAAAAAAATTGCAGAGCAGGCACAATCTTATGCGGAGCCATTAAATGCTAGATACAACTATGATGAAACTAGAGTTTTGTCAGTATGAAAATACTTGTGAAAACAAGTCAGCAACATGTTGGGAGAATCACATGACAGAGATACACGCTAAACCAATCATTAAAGATAAATTTTGGATTGTTGAAAAGGACGGAGAAAAATTTGCAACTCTTCGAAAGATTGAAGACGAGCGATTTGTACTTAGTAATGAAACAGGTATTAAAATTTATGATAATAAAGAAAGCCTGACGAAACAATTTGGCAAAGATTTCTTTGTTGCTAAAATTGTTAAAGAAGCCAATGGTTCATTACCAAATGAAGTTCATGGCTATTCAACTAGTGTTGAACCTCATAATGCTATGTTCGACATCAAACGTAAACTACCGTTGTTCACAAAAAGTAAAGATAGTAAAAGTTTATATTGTGCCGGATACTATGTCATCCGTTTCGATAAAGGTTGGGTAAAATCATTTTGTCCAAAAATGATTACTTTACAAAGATATGATTTTAAAGGTCCATTTAAAACAGAAATGGAAATGAAACAGGTATTATCAAATGTCAGCAAATAATATACCAGATAAATTACCTAGTGTTGAAAGGCTTATTCAACGATTAAATGTAGCAGAAAAAAGTCAACAGAAAGATATACGTATATCTATTCAAGAAGGAAAAGAGCTAGTACAAGAACTAGCTATTATAACGACTAAATTAGGTTCTACGGTTGCCGAAATTCGCGATTTATTGAAAGAAATTAAAGAATCAACCACTCAAATCGATGTAAAGTTTGACGGCGGAACGTTCTAAAGGTGATAAATATATACGTGGTTAATTAGGAACACGTATATAATGAGTAGACCAAAACCGAAGATAATACTCGAATATGCCAATAAAGAAAACTACAAGGTTGAACAGATTCTTGAAAGTGAAGCTATATGGGCAGTATTCTACAAAGGCCAGCCTTTTAATTTAAAGAGCGGAAGCCTGTTGGCTAGCTATCCTGGACCAAAATACAAAAAGGTTAGTTTTTCAAATCCAGGCCATGCACACAATCTAGCAAAAAAATTAAACAAACTTTTTAAAACAACAGATTTTGCAGTATATAAATTAACACAAGGTGAACCGATAAAATGACTTATACCAAGAATACCTATACTGCGGTGTTCTTGAAAGCGGCAAATAAAGAAGTAGACGACCGCACATTTGATCAATTAAAAACAAGTTGGTGGTACAACTTGCGCACAAAAAACGAAGGCGGACTACGCCTCACAGAAGAAGGTCTTAGATTTATTCAAGAAGAAGCAGACATAAAGACCTATAGTATAAAAATTCCCAAAGAAATTAAAATAACACCCCAAATACTAGTTTGGTTAGATAACTTTATTCATGCCCCGTGGTATCTTGAAAAACATACGTTATCGGTGTTATCCGAAAAAGCAGCATTTGAACTTTATCTATTTTCCGGCGATGTTATGAAAATGGGATATTCAAAAGCTATGAGCAAACGATTAAACGCAGATTGAAATTTTCATTTCAATTCTGTATAATATTATAAACTACTACTATAAATATCACGTATGAATGATCTTAATCCGTTAGACGTTTTGAACACTAGAAAACTTACTAGGATTCCGCCACATTTTTTAAAAATGAAATTAAGCGAAAGAGATGTTTATAATAACGAATTAGATGATTGGATTCGTTCTAAATTAAAAGGAAGATATTGTATTAAACAAATACCGTCTTTTGATGAGAACGGAAATCTAAAAACTTCAACGTATGTTGGATTTGAAGATGAAAAAGAAATGACATTCTTTGCATTAGCCTGTACAAAATTAAGGAGATAACAATGACTGAAGAAAACAAAGATTTGCAAACTACTGCTCCAGCTGCTTCTGCTCCAGAAGCTCCGGCCGCAAACTCTGCAGATTTAAACGTTAGTGACCTTACAGCACTAAAAAGCATTATCGACGTTGCTAGCCAACGTGGAGCATTTAAAGCAAACGAACTAGAAGCAGTTGGTAAAGTTTATAATAGACTTTCAACATTTTTAGATTCTGTTAGCAAAAAGGAACAATAATCATGAGACAAATCAAGCACATCGGAAGAATGAAAAATACTGGAGCGAAAGTAATCACCGTATTTAGAACAATACCGGGCGATTCAGGATCAGCTCTTGTAGTAGGAACAGCAAACTTAACTGATTCCTATCACGATGCTCTGATGGGATTGCTTGAAAGCGACCAGGGGCAAGAGGTAAATGAGTTTGGCGAAATCATGCATACTCGATTGTTTCCAGATGGTCGTCCTATGCTTCAAGCTATGCAAGCAGACGGAAGATTACAAAAAGTTGCAACTGATATGGTTATTATGACTCCAACGTCTAGCACCAATATTGTGTTGTCTGAATTAAATGTTCTTATCGCAGAACAAAAAAATTGCACCGTTGACGAATTATCAAATCTTGTTTCCGGCGCACCAGCAAGAGATCAAGATTTTAAAAAGAAACAACAAAAATCAGAAGCTGTTCCTAATGTAGATCCAGATGTTCCTGCTCCAGTAAGAGCACAAGCATCAACTACAGAAGCATTAACTGATAAAGACCTTGCTAAAAGTTATCGCAGTCAAGCAGATGCTATGTATAAAGAAGCTGCAAGACTACGTAAACAAGCAGATGAATTAGATCCACCAGTTAAAAAGACTACTAAGGCTAAAGAAGAAGCAAGTGCCTAAGCGTCTCTTTAAACCACCAAAGCATCTAATCAAAGAGTGGCCGGAGGTGTTCGAGGATATGTATATGAACACCATGCCGGTCGCTTATCTTAATGCTATTAAATTAGAATTTGATAATGGCAGAGTTTGGAAAATAGAAGTTGCAGAGTTATTGTCTGTTTCTGATGCAGAAGAAGTTGCCGATAAGCTATTAGAAACAATGCAAGAATATCACGACACTATTAAAAAAATAGATTTTGAAGTTGATGTAGAACGTCTTAAACAAGACATTTCAGACGAAACTAAGAAATTTCTTTAGTTGGAAAAATCTCTAGTAAGTGGTCAACAAATCTTTCATGCACGATTTGTTTTGGATGGCCACCAGCATGAATATCATCCTCTTGCAGTTCAACAAAATCATAAAGATTTTTATCAGTAATAAAATACTCGCTGTTTAAACATTCATCTCTAAAATTTAAAATATCTGTTTGAAAGTATTTTTCTAACACAGGATCAAAATTTTTATAATTGTCGTCGTTAATACACGGAACAATTAACAATCTTCCTTTTAAATGGTTTGATGATAATTGTATTAGTCGTGAAAGACACAAGTAATAAAAATAATACATAAACATAGAATTATTAAAATCCGCAATTGGTCCTTGATACTTTTGAAATTGTTTTGGAAAATTTTCTCTCATATGCATCAGAACCGAAACTGGTTCTTTATGTGAAAAATATATATTTCTTTCGTATGATGTTAATCCAACAATTATTAAATCTTTTTCAGTAATATCTCCGTTGGCAAAATCTTTTTCAATTTGCCAAACTATATTTGCTAATGAATTTCCTGCTTTAGCTCTATTATCAATTAACATCGATAATCTATTTGCTAAGATTGCAGGCCAAGCCATATTTCTTTGTTTTTCATTAATGGTTGCAATTAAATTTTTATCAAAATTAACTTTAAGATCAAACCATTCTCTAATGTTTCGTTTTTTAATTTCTTCCGCATCGGCTCGATATAAAGTATCTAAAAATTCATCTCCTGCTGTATAACTACATCCATAAGCAACAATCCTTGATATTAATTTTTTATCAAATTTAAATTTAGATTGTTTACTTGCGGTATCTTTATACTTTCTCCAATTTTCAAACATAATACTCAATTGATTAATAGATTTTTTTAAATCTGTAATAACCATTGTGGGTCTTACCTTACATTGATGTATTGTCTTTAATATTTTAATTTTTATTCCACAATATTCAAAAAGTTTTTCCCAAAGTGTTTCAGCCTTGAACCAAGTTTCTGGAGGATTTGTTGTAAAAAATGTAGATAAAAACTCACTGCTTTTATTAAGAATTATTTCTCTTGCCTTATTGTTTAAAATAATAACATGCGGAATTAATAAATTTTTATAATGACAATAAACCTGAGGAGTTTCTAAATCTACTCCAATAAGAAAAGAATTTAAATCTCCTTCTAATATTAAATCTGTTGTTATTGAAACAACAACATCATTTTTAGTTTGTTTTAATCCTTCGATGAATGTATATAAGTGTTGAATATAATAGACTTTATAGGTATCTATTTCCCCATATGCATTTTGAAACCATTCAGAAATTTGATATTTTGAATATACAGCAGTGACCTCTGGATTCAATTGTTCTGTAATATAATTTAAAGCATATCGAAAATCTTTGTCAGCATCAAACATGTAGGAAGATCGTAATGCCATTTTTGCATGAGAATCTTGTACGATGTCTAATAAACTAAAAACATTTCGACACTCAGTATTTTTAAAAAATTCTTTTTGTCGAGAACATGCCTCAGCATATCTTAATTGTCCGGAGTATAATACATCAACTTTCATTTGGTTTTTGTGATTCTAAATATCTTTTTTTTCTATTTTTTAAAACAATTTCATGTGTAAAAATTTTATCTATAGATGAAAATGTTCCGCAGGTTTTAGAACAATAAACAAGTTTTCCTTCTTTTGTTGTTTTATCCCATGTGTCTGCATATAATCTATCTAAATGCTCCGCTGATAAAATTTCTTCTAAAGAATGGTTATTTAAATTAAGTTTTTCTGGTCCATAATTATTTAAATTACGAACAAGTTGCATACTTGGAGGATCAGAATAAATTCCATTTAAATGTGTTCCAATATAACAACAAGGCATAACGTTACCAGCACTATCGACAAAAATTTCTTTTCCACGTTTATACCCATCATCAATATGCGATTTACACTTAATATTACACGAGTCGTGTTCGTCATATTTAGAACTTGCTATTATATCAACAATTTCTTCTGTTCTTTTATAATAAGAATTTTTAAATTCTGAATTTTCTTTCATCTTATTATAATCATCTTTTGAAAAAGGATAAAATTTTAAAGGTTGGATTCCTGTTGGATTTTCTAAATTTCTATTTTTGGGATTTGTAGGAGCTTCAATATAGTAATCTAATTGTCCTTCTTTATTAAGAGCTACCATATATATTAATTCTGTTCCATTATCAACGCCTAATGCTTTTTTAGGAACAAATTCAGTAAATCCCATATCCTCAGATAATTTTTTTGCAGTATCTAGTTGATGCTCGTTGTGTTTAAAAATTAAAAAGTCCCAAAGAGCTCTCCCACCCGCATCAATAAATGCTTGTGCATTTGCTATAAGTTTATCCCATTTAACGTTTCTTCGATAAATGTGATTTGTATCTTCTAACCCGTCAATGGAAAAAGTAAGCCTATATTGATTTGATGCTTTTCCTTTTGCAAAAAGATTACCTAATTTTGCCCACCATTCAGGATTTCTCATGCCGCCATTTGTATGCACAGCTATGACCCCAGGACTATTATTAATGATGTACTCGCATATTTCATAAAAATCTTTAGCCATACACGGATCTCCATGAACGCCACAGAATAACCAAAGTTTAACTCTATCTAATACTTCTTGAGGGAACCATTTTTTAAAATCTTCTAAAGAAATTTGACTTAAATTTAAATCTGGTCTAATTAACTCTGAAGAATTATAAAATCTTACGCACATAGGACAAGCAGCATTACAATGATTTGTAAGTTCAATATGTACTTGTATTAATTCATTAAAATTCCAAAAACTCATTTTTACATACCTATAATTTTTGAATAGTCAGGAAAAACTTTATTAAATTCTTGTCCTCGATATTGATCGTGTTTTTTTGTTACTTCCTTTAGAGAAGTAAAACTTGAAGGCTCGTAGTGTCCGTTTTTTATAAAATTTAAAATGCCATCTAGATACATCCATGCTTGATTCTGCGTCTTAGGCACAACATCATTAATATGTTGAATAATTTTTTCTTTAATATCTGTTGGGAGAGTTGAAATATTATAATGTCGGGGTCCGTGAACTAAATTTAGATAAAAACCAAAACTAGAAAAATGATCGTAATAAAAATTTATTGTTTTAGGTAAGTCATATATGTTCAGTGTACTTAAAGTAATGCACCAACTAATTTTAAGAGTTTTTAAACTATTAGCAAGCTCTTTTGCCTTATTCATATTTTCTAATACTTCATTCCATTTTGCTGGAAATCTCATATATTCAAATTGTTCTTCTATACCGTCAATACTAAAAGATAAATTAACACCTTTAAAATGTTTAAACATAGAAATTTTATCTTCTGGCCAAGTTGTACCGTTAGTATTATAATGCAATTCAATATCTTTAGCATATCCTTTGTCAACACATATACTTAGAATTTCCCACATCTTTTTACTTAAAAACGGTTCGCCGCCATAAAAATCAAATTGTCTAATATTGACTAAATTATTTTTTAAATCTTCCCAGAAAACACTTTCGTCGTCGTAGCTCTGATGAAACACTCTCATCATTTCTGCATATTCTTTATAAGAAATTTTTGAATGATGCAGATCGTAATCTTCTTTCATCCATGTTGAACTAATCTGAGGAGCACAGGTTCTACACTTTATGTTACAATTATTTCCTAGATTTAATTCAAACTTAGCAAGACCGGTAAATGGTTTTTCTCCCCTTTCTATCGATCTAAAATATATTTCATTATCTCGAAGACGCTTACTTTTACGTCCAGCATTTTCTTCTTCCCAACAATTTTTGCAGGCATAATTTCTTATTCCGTTTTCTAAATCTTTTCGAATTTGTATTGCTACAGGATTATTAAAATTTTGTTCGATAGACATTTTGTCTACAAAATAAATTGGTTGTAATTCTTTCATTCTGTTGTATTCTTCAATAATCATACAACACATTTTAGAACTTCCGTTGTTATTTGCGCTCATTCCATGGAACGCATTAACACACCAAGAATTTTTATTTGTTTCTGTTATCATAATTTTCGTAAATGTTTTTACATAAGTTATAAAAGTTACTATACTCTGGAAAAACCTCTAATAAATTAGTTCCTAATCTTCTATCATTTTCAGAAAAGAAACTATAAAAATCTCTTCTTCCTTGAAGAATTTTTAAATCGCTAACTGGATTTTCTTTCATGTAATCTGTTACACGTTTAAACTTTTCGTATTCGACGCCTGTAAACCAATCCATATTATCTTCAATAAATTTTAAAGTGTCTTCTTGATGTTTAATAAATTCTTCAGGCAAAATATTAATCATCCAGTGTGGCGGTTCTTTTAAATATGGTGTATCAAAAGATACAGCTTCCTTGCCGTATTCTTTTCTCCATTCGATAACTTTGTGTAATAACTTTTGAAAATTAGTTACACATAATACGTTATAAGTACACATTAGATTTACCGTTGCACCGGCTTTAATTACTTCTTTCATATTGCGTTCCCAGTGATCACATTTTAATCCTGTACGCATATATTCTGCTTGTTCTCCCCAGCTATCAATGCTAGTAAAGAAACTAAACTTTCTAATTTTTTTCTGTTCTATTAAACTTTTTACTCGAGCTATTAATCGATCAACTCGATCAAAAGTTACTCCAAGATTACTATTAAGTGTAATCTCTAAATGGGGAGCTGGCTCATCTTCTAGTAAATCAAAAAACTGCATAGCACCAGGATTCATTAATGGTTCACCGCCTGTAATACGTAAAGTATGTAAATCATTACGTAAACTTGGCCACCACTTCCAGAATGCTTCGATGTAAGGGTTTTCATCTTTAGGCCCATAATATGTTCCATTTTTTAAAAACTCAATACCATATTGATTATAAGTTAAATCATAATTACCGTGTTTCTTGATCTCTTCCATCCACATAGTACTAGCCTGTGGGCAACAATAACCACAGCGATAGTTGCATCCGTTACCAAAACTTACTTCTAGATAGCGTGGGTTTACCGGAGCGTCCCATGGTAATTCTGCTAATTTTTCTATGTAAGGTTCTGAAAAATCGCTAGAACTATGAATCATTCGATCACTTATATGCTCTCCCGGCAAGTCTTCAATATTCCAACAATAATAACATTCTTCTGGTCTTTCACCTTCTAACATTTTTTTACGTTGTTGTTTTTTCCATTTAGTATTGTGTAAAGCACTTGCATCTATTTTAATTTCATCTAATGGAATGTGATGAGGACGAGGATGGTAACAACTATGGTTATCACCGGTGTGAAGATACAAAGTTTGATGCAACCATTTCATTGCACAAAAACCTGGACCTATTTTGTTTAAACGATCTCTAACACCTTTAATATAATTTACTCTATCATCCATTATTCTTTACACCTATTCCAAAAATCTGTTAGTTCAGGAAATGTATTTAAAAAATTTGTATTTCGTCTTCTATCGTGTTCTGAGAAAAATTCATAAAAATTTTTCATAGCTTTATCTTTGTCAAATCCTGTATCTGATTCAATCCAATCAATTAATCTTCGAACTTTACTCACTTCAAAGTCGCTAAATCCCATAAACTGATTACCACGACCTTCTTTATTTTCTAACATATATTTTAATGCCAATTTAAGTTCTGTTACCATTTCTGGCATTACTTTGGGATTTAAAAAATCTGGATCATGGAGCGGAGGGATATCAAACCAAATTAGTTGTCTACGTTTACTAAATTTTCTTCTCAATTTAATAATGTTCTGCAAATATTCAACAATACGAGTATAACTCAAAGCATTAAATGTTATGATAAAAGTAAGTGAATGTTTCTGACTATTTGCAAGATAGTCAGTGACGTTTGCCTTTAACATTTCAAAATCCATTCCATTACGTATATATTCTGCTTGCTTACCCCAACTATCTAAACTACAAAATAACATAAAATGATCAACAGCCTCTGCATCTGTAATTTCTTTTAAACTAGACATAAATTTTGACCATTGGTCTTTTGGAGGACAGCAATTACTTGTAATACTTAAATGAAGATCACTTTTAGGATTATTTTTTACATATTCAAACATCCTAAAGGTATTTTTATCCATAAGCGGTTCTCCGCCAGTCATGCGGAATGTTTGTAAGGTTGGATAAATTTCTGGAAGCCATTCCCAGAATGCTTTTACATAAGGATTTTCAGGACTATTGTCGATTGGTGATTCGTTTTGAATCCATAGAATATCATTATGCACACGGTCAGTTAAAAGGTACGGGCCTTCTTTTTTAATTTCATCATACCATGCTGTGCTAAGATGAGGGCTACAATAACTACATTTAAAATTACATGCTTGATTAAAATTTACTTCAACATATCTTGGTTTAGCATTTCCCTCGTAACCAAGCTCTAATGCTTCATCAATTAACCCTGGTTCCCATACATCTTTGCTTCGATATGCTCGATCGCTTAGTTGGTTTCCGCTATCTTCAATTTGCCAACAAAATTCGCATTCTTTAGGTCGTATACCCTGTAACATCAATGCACGTTGAGATTTTTTATATTTTGTATTATGCAATGCACTAACATCGATCTTTACTTCATCTAATGGAATTGCATGACTTCTAGGATGATAACAACTATGTGTTCTTCCAGACGGAATGTGTATACTAACATTAAACCATTTGGCCAAACAAAAACTTGGACTTACTTCGTTTAATTCCTTATGAACAAATTCTGCATCTAATAGATATCGAGACTGATATTTTCCATCAATCTTTCTAAGTTCATTACCTTTTATATTTCTATTAAATTCCATATTGTGTTTTTAACCAATCAAAATCATTAATTTTTGCAAGGGCTTCTGGATTGTTTTTATTTTCTTCTCCGTACTTACGTCCTGCAATTGCACCGCTAAGTGCATCATTAGCAAATTTGTCTTTTGCTACAGAACACCATATGTCTAATCTCTTTTGTGTTTCCTCATCAACTTGTCCAGCAATTGTTCTACTAGAAAGTTTTACACATTCTCTAAATGCCGATTTCCAAGTATTAAAAGGATCTGTATTGAATGCAGATATATTACTGACTTCCGGCATTGCTTTAAATTTTTTACTAATCGATGTTGTCATGTCGGCTGTATTTACATCCATATCTAATGTTAATTTTCTTGGTAATAGTTTTACTCCACCATAACCATATATTAAATCATTTATTGGATTTTTACTTCTCCACACATGAACAACATCTTTTTCGTATCGCGTTGCCTGATGATTAAAATTAAAATCATCTATTATATGTGCATCGGCATCAACAACCCAGAACATGTCTGTTGTGGCAAGTTCAGCTGCCTTTATATGCGCTTGATGAATACCTTTAACACCATGTACTCGTTTAGCTCTTGGAAATTTGTTAATTAGTTTATTATAATTTTCTTCAGCATTAGGTTCGTTATAACTTACAAATATTATATCATAGTCTTTATGCTTAGAAACAACTTGTTCATATTGTTTTTTATTAATTAAAAACCTAAAATCAATTTCTTTAGGACTAACTGGCGTTGATGTAGACATTAACATCAATCCGTTATATGTTAATTCGTTTCTAAATTTATGCTGAAATACATGATTGATATTTCTATCATAATCATATACGCCATTATTAGGTTCAAAATATAAATTAAAAATTTCAGAATCAATAATTTCTATTTCAGGCCAAATTGCCCAGAATAAAGGTTGAGATTCGGTGTCTATAATTTGTTTGTAATCGTCATAAGTATCAATATTGTAAACAGGATACGCATAACGACTTGCTACAAAATTATGTTCTTTTTTATCAATTAAAAATCTTCTATTAAATTCTTTTTTAGATATGATTTTTTCTTTAGAAAATAATACTACACCGTTTAGAAAAGATTCTTTGTCGTTACATAAATTTTTAAAAACATGATTTTCTTTTCTATCATAATCAAATGCCCCACTATTTGGATCAAAATACAAATCAAATAGTTTATCATCTAATATTTTAATTTCTGGCCATACACACCAAAACATATTTTGAGATTCAGTTTTACATATATCTAAATATTGCTCGTAAGATGTGATTGTATATATAGGATATTGAAATTTACTAGCGATTATATTATATTCTTTTTTATCAGTAGGATATTGTTTATCAAACTCTTCTTGTGTTAAAGGTTTAAATTTGCTGCATAACAAAATTCCGCTTAGGTAAGATTCGTCGTAATTACACAAATTTTTAAAAACATGATTTTCTCTTCTGTCATAGGTATTGTGATGGCTAAAATATAAATCAAAAATTTCATTGTTAATAATTTTTACCTCAGGCCACACAATCCAAAACATATCGTCTGTAATTTGTTTATACTCATCAAATGTTTTAGGAGAATAGATGTTGTATTGTTTTGGAATACTAGCAACAATATCTATTTCTTTTTTTTCTGCAAAAAATCTATGATAAAATTCTCTCTTAGAAACTTTTACATTTTTTGGAAATAAGCAAATGCCGTCAAAAAATTCTCCATTTTTAAAAATATGAACAATATTAGAATTATGCTTAGGAACTTTATAATTAAATTTAAAATCTTCTTTGACATTTACATCAGGCCAAATTGCCCAAAACATGTCTGTACTTGATTGTTCAACAGCGTTTAGATAATCATCGTAAGTTGTAATATTAAATTTATCATATCCTAGTGGAATACTAGCAACAATATCTATTTCTTTTTTATCTGTAAAAAACCGATTATCAAATTCTCTTTGAGAAATTGTAACTGACTTAGGAAATAAACAAACTCCGTCGTAATGATCACTATTTTTAAATACATGAACATACATATCGTCCCACTGGGTAGCTCTGTATGTGTTTAAATTAAGATTGTCTAATAAGGTAAGGTCGTCCCACACAACCCAAAACATTTTAGTAAATGCTTGTTTTTTTAATTGATCAAAAGAATTTATGTTTTCAAATTTTCTAGCTGTGGGATATTTTGACTTGACTGAGTTCCAGTTATAGTCGTTAATGGAATTTTTTGAAACATAAAAAATATCATACATTTTCGGGCATTCTAAAATAAGTATCGTTTAAATTCATAGTTTCATTATATAAATCTAGTGTGTACTTGCTTTGGTTAGGATCTAAATAAGGCCAGTGCAAACCTAAACCAACTTTAATTTTTTCACCTAGGTCCTTTGTTGCATCAACTAATCCTTCACCGTTTACTTCTTCGTAGGGACGTCCATATTGATTCCAGATTCCTCTAAGAATTTCAAAATCTCTAACTTCTATATAATTCCAGTCTGTGCAATTAGCCATCCATGTTCCTAGTCTAGCACCGTATACAGCATATAGACCGTTTTCTTCGTGAGCGCCTACCGTAGACCACATACGCAGTCTATGAATGTTATGCCACCAAATGCGTTCTTGTATTTCAGCCGGAGGAACTTTGACTCCGTCGAGCAACGTCATTTTAACACCTTCACGGAATCCTGCTCTCCATGCTTGAAATGGACTTCCTGTAATAATGCTATCACTAAAACTTAAAGGAAAGTTTTTGTATCCATCTTCCCAGCAAAAATCAACTTGTCCTCTATCGCTATCAGAATTTTCATGTGTTTTCATGTTAAGAACAAAATCTTTTTTCCAGATTTTTAAACCACCATTACCATATCGTAGTCCATTGATAACGTTGCGGCCACACCATCCATAGACCTGTATCTTTGGATCATCCATTTTTAAATCGAGATTAAAAAATCTTGGATCTACAATATTGTCAGCATCGACGGTAACAAACCAATCAGTGTCACTACTTTCTGCTGCGGCTTTATGTGCATGGTCTGAACCTTTAACACCGTGAATACGTTTTGCCCAAGGTACTTTATTACACAGGTCCGCATAATGCAAGTCTGCATTAGGTTCATCATAACTTAAAAATACAACATCAAATTCAATAACTTTCATTTTGTCTCGATCACGTATTTGGGGAATAATCTTCTTGTGTAAACACTAAATCTACCTTCTAAAGGTAAACCGGTTAGTGAAATTTGTTTTTCTGTTAAATCACTGATACTAAATTTTACTATAAATCTAACAATATTTGGATCGTTATATTCTGTAATAAAAAAACAAAGCTCGGTACTTCCGTCCCAGTGAATCTTTCTTTTTAATTCTCTATACTTAGGAGAAAGGTCAAAAACTAATTTGTCTGTTCCTTCTACATAGGAAACAATTACATCGGGGTCTTCTACATCAGACCATTTTTTATCAACAATCCTATGGAGCACATCGTCTATCTTTATAAGACTTCTTATTTCTGCAATTTCAAATTTGCCTGAGCTAATATCAACAAAACACGAATTTAATTTTAATGCGCCTTCATTAATTAATTGTGCTGTTTCTTGATCAATTTCTACAACATTTTTTTGATCTGTTAGAGCGTGTGACGGATACACTCCTGTTACATCGCCTGTATTAGGATCAAATGCAGCGTAAAATTTTACTTCTGGCGGTTTATAATTTGCTAACCATTCGTCAAAGTCTATTATTTCTGCCATAATTTCTCTTCCTGTATGCTGATAATTTCATCTGTAATCAATTCTTTTTCAACATAATGAACTACATCATATTGTCTATAATTTCCAATCTTAAGTTCGTTGTTTACATTGAAATAAAATCCTACATGATCTGTGTATCTATCTGACGGCCATGGCCAATTTTGAATCATTGGCTTCATGTGAACAATTTTAGGAAAATCTAAATCATATGCAATTTGATCAGTAATATCTAAAATTTTAGATGATAATGCAAATGCTTCATCGGTTCCAATTACTTTAGGTTTAAAATCTGGAAAGAAAGTATTTTTAAATTCGTTAGGATTTTTTATAATATGTCTTGCTAAGGTAAAAAATTCTTTTGCTAGTTCGCTATCTTTCTTAAAGAACGTATAGAAAGAATATAAATTAGGCAAATTATTTTTTACAAATGCTTTTCTATAAAAATCGCCTGTAATAACTTCTCCTCTGTATGTAAATGCTTTGTTTGCTACATACAATTCTGAGTTATTAATAAAATATTCTGCCCAATGACTAACATCTCTTGTAAACAACATGTCAGCATCTAAACATATTGTGTTATCCCAAGGTGTTAAATGATCCATCCATGATCGACCGTCCCATCCCTTTTCTTTGTTCCAAGGAATTACTTTATCAAATACCCAAGGACTTTTTAATTGTTCTACAGCAGAAACATCATCTGTAACTAAAGCTACATTATTATAACCCCACTTCTGTGTATTTTTAATACTTAATGCCAAAGAATAGGCTAATTTTGTGTAGTCAATTGTTTCGTGTTTGGCAACTACAATTAAATATCCAAATGTCATATTAACTCCAACAATTTATCTTTATTTCTAACAATGCTTTGTTTATTCATTACATGAACATCGGTATTATTAATAGAACATGCTGTAAATGCTTCTTGATTTAAAGGATCATTTATTAGGAAGTATAATTTATTTCCCTTAACATCGGCTAACATATCTTTATCAGTTGTAGTTAATAATGACGGTAAAGCATTTGAAGTATCTGTTGTAAAACCTTCTAAGAAATGTTTTGCAACGCTGAAAGAAATATCGTTTCTATACTGATGAGGATTAAATCTGTAAATGTCACCGTATTGTTCGTAGTTGTTTCGAATATGTTTTACATATTCAAAAAATGTTTTGCTTTCCTCGTTTTTTGTAAAAATGACAGCGGTAGCCCAAAACAAATGAACTCCTGTTTCAGATACATGTTTATCTAAGAAACCAATTCGATCACCTCTAATATCATTCATAGATTTTGATATTAAAATACTTTCATCAATATCCCAATAATTATTCAGGGCGTTAGAAAAAATCAAATAATCGCTATCTAGAAGAAGTGTTCTATCATATGGTGTTAGATCCCATACCGATGCTCTATCGGCATTAATGAAAGGAATTGTTTTCGATTCGTTACCGTCATTTAAACGTCTTGTGTTCAGAGTTTCTGGACGTGGGGTAGAAATAATGTTTTCAAAAACGTCATTTGCTTTATCCCAAATATTTGAAGTCTTCATCCATTCAATTGTAGCATCATCTGTTACTAAAGTAAACGGAATTTCAAGATTCTTTTTTGCAAGGCCACCAGAAATCACTGCCAATAAAGCATAGTCAACTTCTCTGCTATTATGAGCAAAAATTAGGCCGCCTTTTTTCATAGATCCACCAATGCTTCTACAGAACGAGCTTTTTTAATCACTTCGTATTCTTGATAATATTCGTTGGTCGCTGTAAAGTATCTGTCAAAAATTTCATCTTTGAATTTTGACAAATCATTAACTAAAACAGGATTGTCGTTTGCGTCGATAAGAACTACATCTGTAGATCTATCTTGATCAATTAAAAATTGAACAAAATTAATTAATTCTCTGTTAATTTTAAAAATACCGCCATTGAATCCAAAAGTTAATTTTGCATCAACTTTTTCTTTTAACGCTTTGCGTTGAATGGCTAGAGATTGCTTATAGTTTGAAAACTCTAAGGCTTTTGTTAATAAAGATTCCATACATACTCCCTAATAATATGAGTATATTATTTATGTGGGGTATAGATGGGGTGAAAAATTATGCTATGGTGCTAGGTGCAGCATAAGCAGGAGAAGGAGCATTAAAACTCTGAGGTGTTAAATTTGGATATAAAGCTCCGGACGCTCTAACATGGGTTATGGTCCAGGACATTGTTCCGTTAACTGCATCTCCAGGGGGAGGAAATCCGGGATCAGTATATCCGTCAATCCATCTAGATCTAAAAGTTATAGATGTTGCGCCGCCTGAATTATTATTACCAATATTACATAATACATCTATTTGCCATCTATTAGATGAATATGGAGATGATGATGAAAGTTGATAAAATGTTTGATAAGAATTGGTTAAAGTATAAAAATTAACTGCGGGAGAATTACCCCCAAACACAGCAGGACTTGCAGATGTTGCAGATAAAGTAGTGTTCCAAGAATTATCTTGTTGTGTAGGAGAAGCACCTTGAGTAAATGCTGAAGTAAATCTTATTTTTCCGCCAGAATTAAAAAAATATCTTGCTTGATCAGCACTTGTAAATGATATTGTACAGGTACTTGCTACCTCGCCACTAAAAGAAACAGAGTTAGATCTTGATGTTCCTGCTTCAGTAACATACTGACCTGTTCCTAAATCAAAACGATTTGTTTCTGCTAACGATGCTAATGTGCTATATTGATAATTTGGCTGATCAGCTGCATATCTAAGTAATTCGCCTTCGTTAATTGTAGTTATTGTTGGAACTGAACCTGATTGATGCACTATTGCATTAACTACATCAAATCTTAAATTATCCCATTGTGTCTTTGTAACAGCATCGCCAGTTGCAACCAACGAAGATTGTAAGGCCTGCCCGTATCCAAGTGTGGCTGACCCGGTAGACATTACTCCAGAAATTTTATTTCTAATATTGTTATAATCCGGTACGCTAATATAATCATAGGCCGCCATTAAATTCCTCCGTTAGGTATTTAAACAATTACGAGCCTGCAATTGCAGATATTGAATAACTTGTTGGACTTGTGATTGTAAAAGAACCAGAAGGTAACAGGGTTCCCGAAGCTTTAATTTCTTCGATAGTTAATGTTAATGTTCCGTCAACACTATCGCCCGGTGGAGGAGGATTTCCAGGACTTGGATCAGTATATGAATCAAGCCAAGTAATTCTAAATGTTAATTGATTAGTTGTTCCGCCAGAATTATCAGCAACATTACACTTTACATCAATTGTATATCTATTTGATGCATACGGTGATGACGATGTAGATGTATAGAATGTTTGGTAACTATTTGTCAATTGATAAAAAGACACTCCGGACGAACTTACTGAAAAATCTCGTGAACCTACTGCGCTA